CTCCGCGATGCTTAATACCATGACTATCAGTCACCCTTCGGCGACTGAAGCCAGGAAAGGCATCGTTCGGAATCCTGCCCAACTCAAGACTCATAATCAAGTCCTGATGAAAGGCAGGAAGGGTAATCGTGTAAAACGAATCACCCTCTGCTCTCACTCGCCTCAAGACTGTCTTTTCGTCTTGAGAGGTGCTGACCGAGCAATCTCTCCCAATTTCACTTAGGAGAGAAAGCCAGATCTCACTTCGGCTTTTCATGGTGTCCTCCTTTCAGAGGTGCGCCAGTCCGAAGTGATGTCCGCTTCTCATCCAGGTGTCCTACCCTCCGACTTAATCAATCGTAGGGACGAGAAAGAACACCTGTTACGCCTCATGATTCACCAACTTCGTCTGGTTGCCAGCAATGGCCAACCAGTCGATCAATGCTTTTGCATTGAGGGTGATCTCGGCTGTGGTGAACCCCTGAGGGGGCGCATCCACTACCAAGTAGCAAGACATCGAGTAAGGCCTATTCGTGCTTGGCACGAGTGGGTCTGCTGATGTCTTACTAACATCGAGACGTACTGTCGACCGATTCCGGCGTGCTAGAGCATGTTGAATGCCTAACACAAGACCATCCGCAGCAGATTCAAAACTGCCATGGTGGTCACCGGATTCAGTGCGAGCCAAACTCTTGGCAACCGCATTGACGGTGACAGTTTGAGGATCAGCGAACATCACGAGACTTTCTGGCTGTTGCTCCATAATGGAGCGGGTTTACCCAGTAGACTGTTGCCTACCAGGCCAAACGCCCTCGACTCATGCCGAGGGCTGCCAGGATTGACAACTGAAACGAGCTAAGCCCGTCCCAGGTCAACCCAAAACCGAATGGATTGGCTCTTCGTCGCTGTCTAGTGCGTTTATATACCACACTAGTAAGCGTCAATGGGACCCAGTCAATCTCGACCTTACGAGCCGTAGCGAGTGAATACTCAGTACGGACCGTAGTGTCAGACATGACATAGCCCCATGGCATGACTAGTCCTCCACCAACAAATGCATTCAGGTTATGAATAACATCTGAAGCATTGGAGAACCAGTCCAAGAGCCACGACCACGGAGTCAAAGCCCATGCAGTATCAACGCCTGGAACAATGCCAAAGGCCTTGTCCAGGACGGCGATATTGCGTAGGAAGACGTTAGCGGGTAAGTAGTACGTAAATGCACCACTAAACCACTTCCGGCTTACCGTTTTCACGGTCTTTGTCAACGTGCCAAGCTGTATCAAGTTACCATTAGGTATCAATCCACCAATTACATTTGATGGAGGACTACTAGTGGTAACCGATACGACGTTACTAGTTTCAATTGGAAACTCGTAACGCCGCCTAATTAATCTACCACTGTCTCGGACGAATTGGTCAGAAATCTGACCGTAGTGCCTAATGCTATCGATGAAGTCCTGACCATCAGAAATGGTCGGACTCCAACCGAATTGCAAATTTAGGTACTCCGATCCAATGTTACCATCTTGCCTTCCAGGCAAGGATGGAACACCGTCTCGGTATAATTCGCCCAGAGCCTGTGATAGATCGGCAGCTGGGTTGGTAGGCTCTACACGAGCAATAGCTGTGGCGCCATAGGCGTCAAGACTATTATCCGTAAGTAGAGTAGGAGCGACCCCTCTGATCCATGAAAGATCATTGCGGACGGTGCCCTGAAGATGTCCCGCTAAAGGCGGAACTTCTACAGAAGCACATAGAAGGCCATGAAAATCCTGATAAGTATTAGTCAGGACTCTCCTATGACATTCTACCTCCTGTCCCAGGATCTCGATTGTAACATCGAGTTTTTGCCAGGGACCACCAACGTCGATTCCCGGCTGAAGGTTGTGATACCTCCAGCTAGGATGGTTGAATCCCCACATGTACTCAAAGCTCCTAGCGGCCTCCACAAGCCGCTGAAGACTCTGAGTCACGACGCCTGTCGAATAATTCGATATGACGTCAGAGTAATGGTACTGTTGCTTTCCCAGCACCCGAAACTTTTCATCCACTGGATTGGTAACCAGTGAGAGTTTATCACTCTTCGATGAAGGTTTCGAGAGCCGAGGAGCTTCAGACCACTCCCATAAACGGGAGTCATACTCTATGGGCATTGGACCTCAACCAACCATTCGGGGAGCAATTCTCCTGAAAACGAGAGAACTCGTTCCAAAAGAACGGGTGCTTGGCAGCACCAGCGGGGAGTCTGAAG